TTATTCTTCATATACTATTATTAAAGAAAATCTTTGACATAAAGACATGAAGGTCCTGGCCATAGATATAGGATTCCACAATATGGGTCTCGTCCTCGCTGAGTGTGGGAATGGACCGGTGATAGAAGTTGAGTACATGAAAAAGGTGAGTTTGGAAGACTACAAATACATTTACAGTAATGACTTTGTTGACTTGGTTCCTTTATTTGTGGATGACCACAGAGAGGTGTTCGACAAGGCTGAGCGGATCCTCATAGAGAGACAGCCACCCCAAGGCTTTACGAATATTGAGATTCTACTCAACTATATGTTCAAGGATAAGGTTTTGTTGATTTCACCCCTGACAATACATGCACACTTTGGGATGGGTCATCTAAATTACGATGAGAGAAAGGAACGTGTTCTTGTGAAGATGGGAAAGTATATAGATTTGGATACGATTCCATATGAGAGAAAGCATGATATAGCTGATGCGTACTGTATGCTTATGTATTACAATTTTAAGACGAGTGTTCACTTTTTTGATCGATTTCGTTTCTCCCGTGGTTAAGAATTTCAAGTGTATTCACAACACTCGAAAACATATCGAAAATTTCACCGGTATCCTTATTTACAATACCAGTCCTGAGTTTTTCGATATTGAATTTAAAATTTTCCTTATCTTTTTCAATACTCCTCAAGACTCGTTCGATTGATTCAATCTTTTTATTTAACATTTTTACTGTACTTTCCATGGAACTTGAGCGCTTTTGATAAATGTTTCGTTGTTTTTCTAGAATATCCTTTTTTATATGACAACCAGTTGATTCAAATTTTTCTTCTATCAATTTCAATTCTTGAATATACGTATGACGATAATTATCCCGTGTTTTCACGAGACGATTGATTTCATTATGGAGTTTGATATCCATTTTATCGTTAAGTAAATGATTTCTTTAGTTCACTTAGGTCTCGGGTAAACCCTTTGAAGTGTCCTAAACGATATTGAACAATAGCCCATAACACAAAGAATAGGGTTTTGGTGAGTTTACCTACATCGTCATCACTCATTTTATAAATAGGTCCAACAACCCTACCCATGAAAGTTTCCTCTTTTTCTTTACCCGAAAAGTACATTTCCGCCTGTGTCAGTGCACATGTATCATCATTAATTGACCAGTGATAAAATATGAAGGGAATTAGAATGGAATAAAATTCAAGGTTTCTGCGATTATTTGTAAATGGAACAACAAGTATACCTATCAGAAAAATTAAATGAATCAGGAAAATTATATTCATCTATTATATAATGACGGAAGAAAAAAAGATTTCCCGCGAAGATATGCGTCTATCATGGACAGACGGTCACGAAAATATACTCAAACAATGGGGTGAAGCCTCTGCATGCTACAGGTATATGCACCACCGTGCATTTTTCATATACAGACGTTCTAGTATTCGATTCACTTTACCAGTTATTATACTATCTACTATAACCGGGACTGCGAACTTCGCCCAGGGTACCTTCCCAGAGAATGTACAGTCGTTTGCTCCCTCATTAATTGGTGGTTTAAACCTAACCGCGGGGCTCATAGCGACTATATCCCAATTCCTCAAGATTAACGAACTCATGGAAAACCATCGAACAGCTGCGTTGGCTTTCGGTATGCTTTCCAGAAATATTCGTCTTATGCTGGCTCTGGACAGGGGCGAGCGCAGCAAGGAGGGTTTAGATTTCGTCGGTGAATGTAAAACGGAGTACGACCGTCTTTTGGAACAATCACCCTCGGTGCCCAAGTCTGTATTGAAGCAATTTGAAGACGAGTATCCCCTAGACAGTGTATTTACCAAACCAGAGATTCTCAATGTGCGTTCAATTCCACTACTCACTTTACCGAGAACGATAGACCCCATTGAGGCGATGACCGCGGGGACACCTCTTGAGAAGATAGGTAAATTCTTATCGAAAAGGGATGAACCACCACCCACAGGATTCTTCGGCCCCTCCCTAGGTGAGGGGGATGAGGACGAGGAAGAATCTACAGAGGGGGAACCTGAAGAAGAGACAGACGTCGAGCAAGGTAGATCAGAGTAATAACCATGATCAAATTGGTCAACAAACTACAAGCAACATATGGTACAATTTTCCTTTTTAAAGGTTCTACGATACGTTTATGTAGTGCGTCATTCTCGAGCACCAAATCTATTGCCTGATTAGTAAGATCATCGATGGACTCTTTCATTAAAATAATTCCACAAAAAAAAGTCGAAGACAATACCACACCCCTAGTGACAATTCATGATAAACAAATTGCTCTCGTTCGTAGGTATATAGATGAAGGTAAACATATATTTATATGTGGATCCTCTGGAGTTGGAAAATCCTACATTCTTAGGGAAGCCTTGAAAGATACATTACATGTTGAACTACAGAATCACCATCTGAAAAGTAAATGTTATTTTTTACCGTTTATTAAATCAACCACAAAGAATGTATTTATAGAGGATTACGATCCCATATTTAAACCAATAATAGAACAGGTTTCGGATGGCGTCCCAATTACACGCGGATCTCTCATAGTAACGACAACAAATATGTGTATGTACCCAAACTTCGAGACTATATTTATTCCAAAACACAAACCCGAAACTTTGTTGAGATTGACAGATAGTTCGGATACCAAAGCATACAATGCAGCCGTACGTTCACAAGGAAATATTAGAAACTTCTTCACCTATTTAGATGACTATGATGAAATGGATATATTCCAGACACCAAAAGAATTTATAACTGATATACTATGTGATCCCAAACCGATTGAAATATATGACAGTATAAGTGAACATGGTCACATGTGGGATATATTCCAAGAAAATTACCTAAATTCAGTGGGTGTAGACACTGTAGCTACCTCCCATTCCTTTTCAAATGCAGATTATTTTGATAGTCACATTTACTCCTCTGGAAACTGGAATCTCATGCCCTACTTTGTTCTCCACGCCCTAACGATACCCAAAACCTTTCTAGGTGACCCCCTTAAAAGGGAAAAGATTAGACCAGGGAGTTGTTGGACCAAACACGGAAACTATAAGATGCGAAAACAGAAAGTCAATGAAATTTATAAAAAATCATCAAATGGATTGGGAATTGAAGAATTGTGTTTATTAAAGTTGTACGCCGAGAAGGGAAACATAGAGCCCCTCCTTAAGTACAAAATCACCCCCCAAGATTTCGATGTTATGAATCACCTTGCAGTCGGAAATGGCTTAAAATCAAGAGACGTGACAAGAATAAAGAAAGCCTTGAAGAATGCATACGAACGAGGATGATACAGAGACTGAAGTCGAAGAATGTGTGCGAGTTGTGGGAAACGAGCTTCTCTTTTATGGAACTATCGACCGAGATAATGCTATGGAGTTTGTTGAGAACTTCAAGAAACTTGAAATAGAACTTCTCAAAAAAAAAGCTGAACTTATCGGATACGAACCGGAGATCCGCGTCCACATCATGAGTGAGGGTGGTGACATCTTTTCGGGATTCAACATGATGAATGTTTTGGAAAGTTCCCGTGTAAAGGTCATCACTATCGCACAGGGATCGTGCTGTAGTGCGGCAACATTTGTCCTACTCGGTGGCTCTGAAAAACGAATGGGTAAGGATGCCTATATCCTCATTCACCAGATTTCCACAGAATTTTGGGGTAACTTCCAAGAACTCAAACATGAACTCAAGTCGTCTGAAAAGTTTATGAAGAGAATCAAGAAGATGTACCTCTCCAAGACTGAAATCCCCGAAAAGAAGTTTAAGCGTCTAATGAGGAAGGATCTGTACCTCACCCCCAGTAAGTGTCTCAAATATAAGATTGTCGATCGCGTTGACTAATATTGACGGAACGCTTATATAGACCCAAACCACATAAAACTATAAAAACTATACAAAATGTATTCACATTCATAGGGACCGATGTGAATTCTGGAGGCCTAAGTCGTTCCATTCTACCATAATTTACAACCGGTATTTCGGACATCTAATTAAAGTTGAGAAATTAAATATGACTACAATGGAACGACTTATCAGAAAAGACAAAAACGGTCGTGAGAGATTCACCGACATTCACGTTGAGGACCTGGGAGATGGAACCGCTGACATCGTAAAGAGCACCGGTATGGTGGGAACTGAAAAGGTTGCAGTTTCTAGAACCAACGTCAAGACTGGTTACGAAAAGGCACGCGCCCGTGCTCGGACCATGTGGAACAATGAGCACCTAAAGGGTGTCCAGGTGATGCCCATGTTGGCCAATAAATGGGAGGAACGCCACAAGTACATCTCCACCCCCTTCTACGTTCAACCCAAACTGGATGGGGTTCGCCTCATTGTTTCCAAAGATGGATGCTTTTCTCGAACTGGTAAACCCGTTGAGGGTCTCGATCATCTCCGAGACGGTTTAAGGGAGGGAGAGTTCTTAGATGGAGAATGCTATGCACCTAACATGACATTTGAGGAAATCACAAGCATGTTCAAGACCAACCCCACCAAGTTGAACTTTTACATATTCGATTACTTCGATCTTGAACGTCCCGAACTCACATTCGAGGAGAGGATGGATTGTGTCAGCGTCGAAACCAAACTCCTCAAGAAGAAGTCTGATGTGGAAAAGTGGCACGATCACTTTGTTGATCAGGGCTACGAGGGTATCATGATTCGGGAGGCTTCCAGCATCTACGAAGTTGGAAAGAGGAGCAACTACCTCCTCAAGTTCAAGAAATTTCAGACGGAGGAATACGAAATTGTCGGGGCCAAGACGGGGCATGGGAGGGATGCCGATGCCGTCGTTTGGGTGTGTAAATTGACCAATGGTCGAGAGTTTAATGTCAGACCCGAAGGCACGATTAAACAGAGAGAGGAACACTACAGGGACAGGAAGAAGTACATGGGTAAAATGCTTACCGTTAGATTTCAAAACCTAACTGACCTGGATGTACCGAGATTCCCCGTTGGTGTGGTAATTAGAGATTATGAATAATGTTGTAATACATAAATGGCTCGTATCGCAATTGATGTCGATGAAGTTTTAGTCAATTTTCTATATCCAATGGCTCGTTCTAGAAGACTTGGAAAACCAAAGAAACTCAAATACAACTACGTGTACCGCGAAATTTTCGATATAACTGAAGAGGAATCTCAGGAGTTTGTCAAAGAGTTTTACAA